GATCCCGTGCGGTCGTCGCCGGGGAGGGTGAACCGGATTTGCCGGGTGACCTTCTCGCCGGCCAGCACGGTTTCGACGGGCAGCAGTCCCAGTCCCGGCATCGTTTCCGTGTCGCTTTCGATGCGGTGCGGATCGCGGATGGTGCGGCCCATCATCTGATAACCGCCGCAGATGCCCGCCACGGTGCGTCCCGCTTCGGCCAGCCGGACGATCTGGTCGGCCAGCCCCTTGCGGCGGAGTTCCGCCAGGTCGGCCATCACGCTTTTGGACCCGGGCAGGAAGACGATGTCGACATCGTCGAGCGCTTCGGGCGAATCGGTGTAATAGAGGCAGACGCCGGGACGGCGTTCCAGCGTATCGAAATCGGTGAAATTCGAGAGGTGGCGCAGCAGTACGACAGCGATGTTGACCTTGCCGGGTTCGGCCCGGCGGTGGCGCCGGTCGAGCGCCACGGAGTCTTCGGCTTCGATATGCACGTCGCGCAGGTAGGGGATCACGCCCAGCACGGGGATGCCGCAGAGTTTTTCGAGCATCCGGCGGCCTTCGTCGAAGAGGCTGATGTCGCCGCGGAACTTGTTGATGAAGATGCCTTTGACCAGCCGGCGTTCCCACGCTTCGAGCAGCTGCATCGTTCCGTACACCGAGGCAAACACCCCTCCGCGGTCGATGTCGGCCACCAGAAACACGTCCGCCCCGGCGTGGGCGGCCATCGGCATATTCACGAGGTCCGCATCGCGCAGGTTCAGTTCGCTGATGCTTCCGGCGCCTTCGAGCACCACGGGGTTGTAGCGCGCCGCCAGACGGTCGTAGGCGGCGCAGACCTCGCGCCGCAGGGCATCCCGCCCGGGCCCGGTGCGGAAGAATTCGGCGGCGGAGCCGTTTCCGGCGACCCGGCCGTTGAGGATCACCTGACAGACCTTGTCGGTGTTGGGTTTCAGCAGCAGCGGGTTCATGTCCGTATGGCACTCCACGCCGGCGGCTTCGGCCTGCACGACCTGCGCCCTGCCCATCTCGCCGCCGTCGGCCGTCACGTAGGAGTTCAGGGCCATGTTCTGGGCCTTGAACGGTGCGGGATCGTATCCGTCCTGGCGGAAAATGCGGCAGAAAGCCGCGGCGAGCAGGCTTTTGCCCACGTCGCTGCCCGTTCCGGCGAACATCGCCGGATGCAGTCTTTTGTGTCGTTCGCTCATGTGCCGCTCTGTTTCGGGAGTCCGCCGGCCCGACGGGAACCGTGTAAAAAAAGACCATCGAAATCCGATGGTCTTTTTTTTCGTGTGGAGAATACGAGATTCGAACTCGTGACCTCTTGCATGCCATGCGTATTTTGTTGGTTTTCATAGTTTTTCATAGCTTTTCATGCCGTTTCCGGCAACACTTGCCGGGTAATTTTCTTTTTCATATCTTTGCATAGCTTTGCACGCAATAACTAATGTGTGTGCAAATAATGTGCAATGAATAACCACTACTACTCAAAGGATGGCGTGACGGTAGCCACCATTCTCGACACGCGCCGGGCGTTGGCAAACGGCCAATATCCCGTGCGTATCCGGGTATCGTATCGTCGTGTGCGCTCGTACTACCCAACCGGTAAGAGTATGATGCCCGACGACTGGGAGCGACTGAACGCAACGCGCCTCCACTCGCTTGTATCCATTCGCAAAGATATAGAAAATAGTTTTGAATTGGTTCGACAAGCTGTCGAAGATTTAACGTCTAAAGGTTGTTTTACACTCGAATTGTTAAGCGCTCGTTTGAAAGGGGCCGGTGCTACTTCAGTAAATGCAGCCATTCAAATCAAAGAGCAGGAATTGCGGAAAACATCCCACATAGGCACAGCGGATATTCTGCGTGCGTTGTTGCTGTCGATGAATGCTTTTTCAAAGCGGGAGGTACAATATATCGATGTTTCTATTTCATGGCTGCGTCGATTCGAAGAGTTTATGCGCGCTTCGGGTAAGGGACAGACAACTATTGCGATATATATGCGTGCTCTGCGGTCGATATTCAACCAGGCCCGGGCTATTGGTATTGTAAAGGAGGCGCAATATCCATTTGGCCGGGGGCGCTACGAGATACAAGAGGGCGAGGGCCGCAAACTGGCCCTTACATTGGAGCAGATAGGCTTGATAGCCCGTTATGATGATGGATATGAAGCAACGGCAAAATACCGCGATTATTGGCTGTTTATGTACTTGTGCAATGGGATTAATGTTGCCGACTTTGTAAAGCTGCGATATAGTGATATTGAGGACGGGGAAATAAGCTATGTACGGAAAAAGACGGAGCACCGCACAAAGTCCCGGAAAGCCGTGCGGGCGATAATTGTACCCCAAATGCAGGATATTATATCAAGATGGGGGAACAAAGAAAGCCCCGACGCTTTCATATTCCCGATTCTTACGGGTAAAGAATCTATTGAGGAACAGCGGCAAAAGGCGAAAGACCTGACGAGCCGTATAAATCGTAAATTTAGGTCTATTTCTAAGGCGTTAGGGTTGCCGCCGGTTTCGACATATACGGCTCGCCATTCATTCGCCACCGTATTGAAGCGTTCCGGAGCAAGTATTGCCTATATTTCGGAAAGCCTCGGACACACGGATTTGAAGACGACAGAAAATTACCTCGCCTCTTTTGAACGAGAAGAACGCGAGAAAAATGCCGCACTGCTGACGCGGTTTTGATTCACATCACCTCCATGATCTTTGCGATCACCAAAGCGAACAGCGGCGCCGAGCATTCGTTTATTTCGAGCTGCGACAGCCAATATTTAATGTCCTCGTTCATGGCATTTACAACAGGTGAAATAATGAATATCCTCCCAGAGCGCCGAGTTCACATCCCCGGTCAGATAGGCTACGTCCTCGCCGGCCATTTCAAGGCCGCACGTCTGGGCGATGTCATCGACAAGGTGACGGAGCTCGTGCTCGAAGGAGTTTATGAATTCAGTAGGCGAGGAGTGTATTCCGATTACAATGACACTTTCCCGGCGATCCTTGTTTGAGTAGGTGAATCCGGTATCCATATCGCACTTTTCCAGATTACCCTGTATTCGTTGCATCAATTCCGCAGGGCATCGAATCTCGTTAAGGGATTCGAGTATTTCAGCCGTATGATAGCAGGTCACGGCATAGTAGATGCGCAACCTCCAACCATATTTCCGAATACCCAAATCCCTAATCTTCATCGGTCGTCTTCTCTTTTCCCGTACTTGCGCCAACTGCGGGCCAGCCTTCGCCGTTGTGCCCTGTTGAAACGCTTGTTTTCCAGTACATCATTCACGGCCCCCGCAAGTTCCTGATATTTATCATTCGGCAGATTGCGGACTATTGAAGCAATGTTTTTCATCGCTTACAGCATTTTTCCCCACAAAATGGGAGTTCCGGACCCGATGGTGTCGGCGTAGTATCGCGTGAACGGCATTCCCGGATAACCGTCTTCATCGTCGATGTAATCTTTGATGAACATAGCCAGGTATTGCTGATTGGGTATGGATGATCCGAAGTAATCGGAGATCGCCATATTGCAGACATACACGCAATCGTATCCTTTGTCGTTTTTGAGTTCAATACCATACTGTTTGAGTAGGGCATCTACCTTTTCTTTGGTGTACGGTTCGATCTTCTTTCCGTTGCGATCCTTCATGCGGGATACCGCAAAGTCGCACATATTCTTGGAAAAATGCCATCCGTAGTTTTCGAGATATTCACGGAACCCTGTCGGGAATGCCTCGTGTGTATCTAATCTGTCCATAATTTTCAGTTTAAAAAGGAGAGGGGCACGCGGCCCCTCTCGCCGGTTTAGCGCCTGCGATAGCGGGAATAACGTCCCGTGCCTTTGACCCCACGGCGTTCGCCGTATCCGTCATCGTCATCATATCCATCGCGGTCATACTCGTCGCGTTCGCCGTAGCCACCGCGCCCGTACCCGCCACGCTCTCCGTAGCCCTCACGACTTTCGCGGCGCTCATCCTCGCGCCCCTTTCGATATGCGCGTTCGAGCTCCCGCTCCATCTCCTCCTCGTGGCCGCCGTCAAAACCGCCACGGCCTTCGCCTATGATTCTCCAACCCATAGTTACTTTGTTTTTGCAGGTGTTTCAGTCTTAGTAAGGCTCCTCAGTTCTTCCGCCGTCGGAATTTTACTCAGACGTTCATTGATGCCGGCGAGCAGATTTCGCAGCTCCCGGTTCTCGGCTTCCAACTCTTTGGTGCGGGCAGCCTCGGGGTCGAGTTGCAGCAGTATCTCGTCATACGTTTCGAGATTGGCCTTATGCCTGTCATACGACTCGACAATATCGCGGCTCAACTGCTGGGCTTCCGTGATTGTGGGCTTAAGCCCCTCACGTGAAGTCGCCACGGTAAGCCCGTCCTTCGATACAATGTCGGCCAGCAAGGGTACTCCCCACGGTTCGTTACCGTCGATGGTAATGTTGATGAACTGCTGCGTCGGCGTGAATTGCCCCTGCTTGGGAGGCGGGAAATACGGCGCCGAAACATCTTTTACGACCGCTGTGTAATACTTCGGTTTCTCCCTGTTGTCGAAGACGTAGACTAAGGAGCCTTTTTTCAAGTTCTGAAACATCTTTGGTTAATGATTGTGAAAGTAGGGGAGAAGGATCACTCCTCCCCATTCTTTCGGTTTCTACTTCGATTTTGCCGCTGCCGGCGTTGCTTCGTCATTTGCTTCCGCGGTCCCTGCCGTAGACTTCACTCCCAGCAACCGGAATGTTCCGGCGCATTTGTTGAAATATACCAGGTGTTCGGTGTAAGCACTTGCGTCACCGCTTGCCGTCGGATTCGTGATGTCGCTGCCGATGGTCTGCGTTCCCTTGTTATCGACTACCGGAACTTTGGACGTTCCGGTGATCGTGTTAGGGGACGTTACCGTACTTCTTGCCGACCCGGAGGCCGGGATTACAACATTCACGGCATACGCGCTCTCCTCCGTTGTGACCGGATGGCGAACCTTCCAGAGAAGAATTCCTTCCTGGGGCAAAGACCTCCATGCACAGGGGTTGAAACCGTAATCTACGGTCTGAGCCTCTGTAGATGCCTTGCCTGTCGTGGTGAGCGTATATATACCTCCGATGTCAATGCGAGGTACGAGTGCTCCTTGCGGTAAGACGACTCTTATATCTGCTTGGAAAGGATACATACTTGCCTCCTTTCTTTGCTAAAATAAGGTGCTTGCACACGCGGGAGCAGCCGCTACGGCCACGGTAGGCGTATTGCAGCAGTTCGGGTTCTGCACGATGTACGCGGGAACCGGGCAGGGCGGACGCAGTTGGCTGACGATGTTAGCCGTCTGAGCCTGTTGCGAAGCGGCCAGAGCGAGGTTGCTGTTTTCCTGACGCAGCGTGTCGATCTTGTTTTGCATCTCGCGCATCTCGAGCTGGCAGAAGCGGTCGTTGATGATCTGCGTCTGAGCATCGATCTTGGCGCCGAGGATGTTGAACTGCGTGTTTGCCGAAGATTGCAGCGTGTTGGTCTGGTTGATCGTTGCGAGCTGATTCTCGTAGCCCATCTTCACGATATCCTGACGGACGTTGCAGCAGCATTCGGCGATCTGATTGCCGATCTGACAGCCCATCGACTGAACTGCGTTGATGATTTGCTGACCCGACATCCCGAGTTTGCCCTCGATGCTGCACAGCGTCGATTGAATCTGCTGCGTCGAGCAGTTGAGTGATGCAGCCAGTTGGTTGATAGCGGTGCCGTTGCCCTGGATGGCGTTCATCAGCAGTTCGCGCCCGGCGTCGCCGTTGAGCTGCGCCGGAAGGCCGTTCGCGCCATTGTTGCCGAAGCCTCCGAAGCCGTTTCCGCCCCAGCAGAAGAACAGCAGGATGATCCATATCCACCAGCAGCCGTCACCGCCCCATGATCCACGGTTGTTGTTGCCGTTCATCAGCGCGGCAACGAGGTTGGGGTCCATGCCTTTGTTCCCCATCATCGAGGAGACAATAGCGGCAATGTCGAGGCCGCCCCCGGAGGTGCCGCCGTCGAAAATATAAGTTTTGTCCGAACCCATAATATTTGAGTTTTACATTGATAACTATGCCTGCACACGGGGCAGGCTTCCCGATAGCTACAATGCAAAGGTGGCAGGGTTCGGCAGGGTAATCAACGTGATGATTCGGCGGTTATGCGTACTTTGTTCGCAATGCGTTCAAACGTCAATTCGAAAATACGTCCGCTTTGAGCGCGTCTATCCTCGAACTGCGACAACATCTTTTCGATGCCCCGGCGGGAGAAATTCATCATGCGTGCGATCTCACCGATGTAGATACCTTCGCGCCGTAATAGATGTACGAGTATGTAGCGCGCGTCAACCGTTTCGGCCGTGCGACAACACGAAAGGATTTGTTCAGGTGTCAATTCCGTTTCATTTGCAACGGTTTTGAGTATTTGTGCAAAAAGCTCTGTTTTACGCATCTCTTTCTCAAATATTTGTTTTAAATTTGATGCACCACTAATGAAAAGCCATACACACCGGATCAAGGAATAGTCCTCAATGCTCGGTGCGTATGGCACACATTAGTGGTATAATGAAGAGTAGCGTTGGGGACTTTTTTATGCCCGTCCCCCAAGGCTATCAATCTATCGCCATTGAGCGAATCGTTGTCTTATTTGTGTATATCCAGAAATATGCTGGCAATTGTAAGCCTCTTTCTCGAAAGAGATGTTGCGGTATGCGTTGCCCTTCATGAAGAGCCGCACGATCCATTCGGCAAGGTAGCAGAGGTAGAACCCCACATAAAGCAATTCTTTCATCTGCTCGGTGTGTATCGCTTCATGATTGACTGTCGTTTTCGACAGCGGGCGATACTTTTTGCGGGCGAATATCACCCCGAAGAGGTTGATGGCGGCAAATCCCGGGAATGGGATAATGTTGTTGTAAATAATCTTCATAGCGGTAATTATTAAAAATTCCACAGCACTACGCCCGCCTGCACCCCGATCGTCGGTTGCAAGCCCTGCGGCGTGTATCCTACACCCACCCCAGCCGTCACGGCGAACCTGCTGTGTTTTGTCACGGTTCGGGTAATGGTCCGGTTGTAGGTCTCGATCCAGTCCAGCCGTGGCGCCAAATCCCCGATAACAGGGCCCGACACCCGGGCATAGTAGGTAGAATCCCGGTATTCGAGCGTGCGCACCGGGATTTCCATCTGCACGCTGTCGGCGCCGTTCACAGCCTCGACAACCCGCACCACCGTATCCGCGGGGGCAAACAGCAGCCGCGGGACATTCACCGTCACCAGCTGTTCGGAAAAACCGTACGGCTGCGGCCGCTCGTAGAACACGGTATCGATACGCACTTCCGACCGGATTCCCACCGAGGCCGCTCCCCGGCGGTATCCCCATCCGAAGATCAGCGCCCCGGCGACGAGTACGGAGAGCAGGTATGGAATCAGTCGTTTCATCCCTTGACGAACAAATCCCACCCGGCCTGCACGTCGGGCATCCTGGCTTCGACACCGTTTTCTACAAACGACATTGCCGCAACGATGGGTACCATCACATCCCGGTTGGTCGTGGTGATTCGGCTGTCGGCGGGAACTCCCGAACGTTCGGCCACGGTACGGACGTAGGCGTCCGTGTGGTTCTCGTTCGACGGCGCCCAGCGGTTGATCATCTTTCGGATGGTGTCCAGTCCGTAATTGCGTTGGTAGTTGTTCAGCAGCTTGAAAGCCGCCCGGTATCCGTAGGCTATCGTCCTGAATTGCGCGAAACGGCTGTCTTTCGACGGCACGATCTCGCCCTGCCATGGGTTGCCGCCCTTTGTTTTCTCGATGTTGAGCGGATTGTTGTTTCTAAGACCTCGTGTCATGTTAATTTGATTTATTAGTTCCGTCCAAATACTTTTTGGCCTCTTCGACCGGGACCTGCATTTTGCGGGCGACTTCTCCGGCCAGCACTTCACGGAATATTCGCAGAAACGGCATTTTCGGGCTTACGATCAGCGCTGATCCTCCCATCGACCAAAGTTCGACCAGACAGATCATGGTGCATACCGTCACCACCGCGATATGACTGTCCACACGTGTCATTCGCTCAATATGGGTAAAGCCAACGATCACCGAAGCATACAGCGCCAATTTGGACAGCATCCCATGCCGTCCGAGTTCGGACAGCGCGAAATGTCCGCGTTTGATTTGGGCCGCAATGCCCCAGGCAGTATCGAGGGCCACACATACTACTACGGCATTGATGGCCACCTCATACCCAGCGAAGAAATTCACGATGAAAATGCCTACCGCAGCGATCCATCCATAAACCGTTTGGAACATTTCGCTCAGTTTGCAACCGATGTTAATGATTATTTCAGTCATCCGTGCCATATTATCCGATGCCGAGTTTAGTTTTCAGTGAAGCTATGAAGTCATCATCTGCAAGCAACTCGTCGGCCGACTGAACCCCAATATTTGCGCGAACCCGCTGCTTTTGGACATCTGTGAGTGATTGTACGGAATTATACTGTACAGCCCCATCAAGTATACTCTTAGAAGTAAGCGCGTTTAGACGTTTCGTAGTCAAGTCTAAATTTGTATAAACAATACTATAAGTATCGGAAAAGCAAATAAAAACTTTATTAGACGATGATGCTCTCCCACTTAGAAATACCGTAGAATTATGGTAATTACCAGTTTCGTCACCAATGATTATTCCATTGGATTGAGATACTTTTTCAAAGACTTCATCTGAAAGAACTGTTCCAAATAATGAGTAATCCACGACAACAAAATCAAGCCCGATATTGGACAGGGCCGTATTCTGCTCCGATGTGGTTAAATCCTGGGCCTCGTCGTAACGAACGAAGGATTCATCCGGTTCACCGGGTTCGCCTTTAAGCCCCGAGAACTTGAGATCAATAGTCCGCTTATCAGGGGTGCCTCCCAATTCAATCTTTACGCTTGGAGTGCCGGTAGTGTTATCTATACTGGCCGTGGCGGACGTAATCTGGCCGGCCTCGCCCGGATCGCCCGGATCACCTTTGTCACCCTTCAACAAACGCTCGACGATTGCTGTAACTTCCGGCGGCGTGTCCCCGTCACTCGGACCCTCCCACAGCTCTATATTGACGGTGCCGGGGATGGTGACATTCATCTCTCCGTCGGGGAAAAGGCTGTCGGGGGCGTCCGTCTGCAAATAGTAGTGCAGGATTCCGGGGACCAAACGATGATGGTCTACAAAAACCATAATAGATTCATCGTCGAGCGGCGAACAGTTGTTGTATGTCGTCCCGTCAAACGAGGCTACATACATGTTATATGACGGTGTGTTGGGCGTTTTAAGCCCTAAACGCCACGGATAATCGGGTAACTTGCCGTCTGAAAATGCGAATACAATACGGAAATCGCTGGCACAGTTGACGTGGCGAATATTGTCATCGGCCATATTTATTCCTCTTTGTGTTTCGGAGATACCGTTTCGTACTCGTCGTAATCCTTTGCGAGCGCTTCGAAATCGTCACGGTGTTTCAGGTCTTGCGCAATATACCATTCAGCCGCCGGAGCCGTGATATTGTCGGCGGTATATACTTTGCCTTTGTATCTGAAAGCGATACCCCTCTTAAGGATGTATCCGCCGTTTTCCTGCTTGTTCATAGTCCGTAAAATTAGTATTGCCGCATCGTGATGACAGTTCGGGCACCGGGCATTGAATGATGCGGTGAAATCCTTGCCCGTGATCTCCTCCCAATCCGCTCTGATAACAGCCTTGTCGGCATCGGATAGAGAGGGGGCCGAAACCCTCTCTCTATACCATTCCTGTGTCTGCATGATTAGGCCGCTGCCGAACACAGCGATTCGAGCGCCGCCTTCGTCGTTGCGTAGTCCGTCTTGTAGAAGAACAGTTGCGACGTCGGGGCTCCGGTCTCGGTAATGTTGCCTGTCCAGCCACCGGTGTCCCCGCTCTTGTCCATGTTCAGGTCTACTCCGGTTGCGCCCTGCTCCCAGCCGATGACGACAAACGCCTGCTTACCTGCGTCGCCTTTCTCCATGTTCTCGTAAATGCAGACGTATTTGTCCTGCTTGAGCCCCATGATGGCGGCGGCGTTCTCCGGGCTGTCGGCCAAGAGGGTAACGGGCAGAACCTTGTCCCATGCGGTGTCGATGCTCGGGTTTTGGTCTGTGATGGTGATCGCCGGGGTTTCATTCGACGGGTTCCGGACCTTGTACCCCCGCTTGCCGGTCAGAGCCACCAAGTTGGTAATCATGAAGTCATCGCGCGTGGATTTGTCCCAGTCGATAGCATCCCGGGAGATGAAGTAAAACCATTTTTCCACGCCTTTCGCGTGGGGCTCGTTACAGTCGTTGAGAATGTCCCGCCCGAGCGTAGTGGTGCATGTTTGTACTGGCATAAGTTTGATGTGTTAAGTTAGACAAAGCACTTCGCGCTTATGGCAGATGCGGCCACGAAAGGGTGGCGATATGTATGTGTCGTTTCGTACATGATTCCGCGGCTTATATCCTCATAAGCGTTCGCGTCAAAGGTGCTAACCTTCGGCACATTGTGCAAGAATTATTCGTATTTTTTCCGTCCTAATTTTCCGAGACTGTTTTGAACCTTGACCCGCTTCTGCCCTTTGTTGATGTCAACCACCGAAACAATGGGCGCCGGCATTTCAAGCATAGCTTCACGGATCATCGCTTTCATCCCTCTCATTCCGTCGTTGCGCTGGGGAAGATTCGATACTTGGATGGCGTTTCCGCCGCTTGCCACGTTCATGGCCGAGAGCATTGCGCCCCAGTCGTTGACAGCCTGGGCGGTCATCACAGCTTCGCCGTTGGATAACATTGCGGGGATGCTGTCCGAAGTTCCGGTGCCCGGACCCGTGACAAGACCGCCGGAGGCGTATTTAGGCGTTTGCGCCGAATCTGTGACTTGTGTAGCTTGCGCAATGGCTGCAATTACCGCGGCGACGCTGCTTGCAATCTGAACGGGAAGCAACCACGGAATGGAATACTTGGCAGCATTGGCGACAGCGCCCGCAATAGCTTGTGCCTGCTGTAACGCAACCTCGAATATGGCCAATGCTTTCGAAAACTCGGCATAACGTTCGCCCTCTCCGCCCAGTGCTTCAAACATTGCGGAAAAACCTCCGGCTACTTGCGAAGCGGCTCCCAATGCTTGCTGGGTGGTTCTAAGTTGAATATCAGCAATATTTTGCTCTGCTTGCTGAACGCCTATTCGGGCTTTGATCCGTTCGGCCTGTATCTGTTCGTCCGTATAACCTGCCGCCCGATACGCATCCTCCAACTTGTCAATTTGCGCAAGCTGTTCTTTGTAAATCTCAATCATCTCACGGGCAGCACCTAAATCGCCACCCGCTATTCGGGCTTCATTGATCCGGTTTTTGAATTTCAGTTCTTCATTTTGCACTTGTTTTTTGAAGCTGTCGACTATGCTTTTATCGGATTCTTCCATAGCTTTGTCTATATCAGCCTCAATTTTAGCTACCTCTTTGCTCAATGCTACCCTCCAATTAGATATAGCTTTGGAATATTTATTGAGATTCTCGTCCCGTATTTTTGCCTGGAAATTTTCCAGAGCTGTTACTTTTTTGATTTTATCGGATGTTTCATTTAAGCGTTCTTGAAGTTCCCGGAGAGAATTAGCCTCCTGAGCCTCTAATCTGATTATTCCGGCTCGCATTTGTGCCAATTTATCATTGGTTTCGATGCTGTTTTCAGTAGTCGATGCTCTCAACTCTTCTAATTCAAGCTCTTTGTTGGCAATATCCTTTATTATGGCATATCGTTCTTTAGTTGCATTTATAGCGTCAAGAGCAAATTGGCGTCGCTGTTCATCCGAATATGCTTGTCGATCATTAGATTTAAGTCTATTTTCTGCAATTTTAGTTTCTAATTCTGCCAGCTTTTCGTAGCTGTCCCTTCGTGCAAGAGTAAGTTCTTTTTCTTTTGCGGCGATTTGGTCGTAGACTCCTTTTAATTCTTCAGCGGCATTTGTTTGAGCCTTAAATACCAATGTAGCCATAGGGCCAAACTTGAAAAAGTCTTTTGTGTATATTTTCGCCTGCGTCCAAAGCGTTTTCAATCTCGAAGTGGTTCTTATGGCAGATTCGCCCATTGCATCAATGGTTTGCGTATAGGCGGCATTCCATGCTTCGGCAGCGGTTAGTGATTCCCGTTGTTTATACGTCAAGCGCTCATTTTCTTTAATGCGGTCATTTACTTCTCCAATTTGAAATGACAACCATTTATATGAAGCATATATGGTGGCAATGGTTGCTCCTAATGGAGTCGCTATAAATGAAGCTGCTTGTTTGACAAGGGACCCTATGGCTGAAGCAGCGCCTTTTATCATGTTCGTAGCGCTACCGGCTTGTTTAGCCGAATCAGATAGTTGTAATAAAAAACTATTGCCGAAAGGCAAAGCATTCTTGATTGCGTTCTCGTAATTTCCGACTTGCGACCGATAATTTCCGAGAGCCATTTCGGCTTCATTTATGGCCTCTTGCTGGGCCTTGATATCAGCGGCTAAACCTTTTCCGACCTGGCTATTGCGTGCTGCTTCTGATAGCGCATTATATTTTGCAGTAAGGCTGGAAATATTCGCCCGAAGGTGGTTGATCGATCCGGATGCCTGAGTTTCAATTTTTATGTTATTCTGAATCTCTTTCTCGTATGCTTTCTTTTCGGCGGTTAGTGCCTTTGTCGTGCTTGTAATTTCAAGCAACGCCCGATTGTACTCCGAGGCAGACATTTCGCCGTTTTTGTATTCCTGTTTCAGCTCTGCGAGATTCTTTTTGTTTATCTCGATTTCGCGGGTCGCCTTCTGCCATCCCTGCACCAATTCGCCATAATTGAACTGGATATTAATGATCTTGTCGATAGTGTCTTGTGCCATATCTCTTCATATGGGTTAAATGGTTAATAACTAAATTAATTCAGCCTCGATGTTTCCGGAGGCGGGGACTGGCCCGAACCAACATTCGCCGTTGTTGCTGGCTTCGATATAGAACCGCTCATCTACATGGTCTGCTAACTCTTGGCCCATCATGCTGGATAATTCTTCGAACGAAACTCGAACCGTCAGATCGTCTAATACATCGAACCAGCCAAGCCACGAAGTAGTGAGTTCGAACATAAGCTCCATATTTTCGCCGGCTTCAACCCCGCAGGCGTGCACGTCGATGATGACCATACGCTCTGCTGCGGCCGCCTCCTGTATCACAACAATCTTACGCTCTATTGATGGGGCTTCTTTCAGATATACCGTTACCTGTCCTGTTCTTTGCTCGCTGGTAGTGTTGGCATATGAATAAATATTGACAGCATAGGCATCTACCTCAGCGAGGGCAACGGCGTCTCCGGAATAGCTCAATATTTGAGGTGTTCCGTTAGAACTCCAAGATACGCGATTTTGCTTGGCTGCGGCTTCGATATTGATTGATATATCTCCGGCGCTGCCATTGAGCGTCAAATAATATTGCTTTTTTTGTTGGTCTGCAATTGATTCTTTCCACTCTGTTAGTTTATCACCTCTTTCGAGTTGCGCCATTCGGAATGCTACCACGGTCGTAGAAGTAGTGAGGTTAGCATACAACACGAATGCAGGATTATATTTCACCGCTTTTTGGTAAGACGACAATCTGATCCATTTTCCGGTCATTGTTGAATCAATTATGAATACGAATCCTTCGGAGTTCTCTAATCCGATACGGATTCCGACGGGTTCATTGGCCCACACGTAGGCTGAGGCCATATAAGACGAACCTTCGGCAATCTGATTGTCATCGAATTTACCCAGTTGACAGAACGCGCCATTAAGCACCCTGAGTTCTGGATTTCGAACTACAGCGCATTTGTATCCCTCGAACATTTCAGTCGATACAGAACGGAATTTACCCCATACACCGCCTTCCGTATCGAAAGTAATAGATTCCGAGTCGTTAAGCAGGTTTACCCCATATCCCGCTCTCAACTGCGATATGCTCACCTTGCGGTTGACCCAGTAGGCTTCACTAACTCCCAGAATAACGGGATCGTAATCAATATCTGCGTCTGATGTGTTTTGAGGAACTTTTATAGTGAGCAACATCGTGCCGTCTTCGGCAGTTTGAAGCGTCACCGTTAAACGGCTGTCTTTCGAAACCACATAGGGCGTACCATTCGACTGAACACTATACGTAATAGTTGTTCCGGCAGATGTTATGTCGGTCTGGCTTTGGTCGGCATTTTGGCCATCCAGATACAGGTAGTAGTGGGCAGGCACAACCCCGTCTACTTTCAATTTCAGCAGTTGGCAGTCGCAAATGCCATCCTCGCCCGTTTCGACCGAGTAGATGGCGAATATCTGCCCGAATTGGGCGATATATACCGGCTTCGTATAGTCGAGGTTATAGAGGTCAAGAGCTGTGAGTTTTGCCCGGATGGTGATGGTCCGGAGGCGGTCCACGACTTTCTGATAGGAGGCGTATCGGGTCTTCACGATGCCATTCTCGCCGCCGAACTTCATCCACGGGTCGAAAACGCCGATGGCTTTTATATCAATGGTATTATAATATCCACCTCTAACCGATAATATCCGCGGTGAACACTCCGAATAATTGGCACCTCCTTTGCTGTCATCCTCATATATGGGGACGAGGGCGCACGGCCGATCCAGTCCTGCCGTGTTCTCGTTTTCCGACGCCGAGAAAGGCAACTCTACAAGCTCTGCTTCTTTCTCGATGTTTTCGTTCCGGATCGTGATGGTGCCGTGCGTGTCGGTCTTTACATCGTCGTCATTGTCGTAGTCGAGAATATTGCTTTGCGCGAGGTCATCAATGGTGAAAACCGAAGCGTCGGGCATATCCACCCGGTGAATATCATTCAGAATTACCCGGTCACTCCAGTCGATGATGTCGTTTTTCTGAACATTGGCGATTATGTCGTCGATGCTTATCAACTTTATTGTGTTCGGGTTGTCTTTGTCCGCATAGGCGAACAGCCCCTGCATATTCATCATGGCGAGGATAAAATCGCCCTGGGATATGTCGGGGAGGTTGGGAGCAATAGGGAATTTTGTAGGGAACGCGCAATCTTCCCAATTTGCCCAAATGTTTACAGTTAACGTTTCAGAATATGGATTTGAATATGAATAGACTACGCCCGTTTGGACTTCGTAATGGAGTAAAATTTCGGTAGTTTCTGTTAAGGTATAAATCGTATTGAGCGCAAGGAAATCAAACCGATATTTCCTTAATCCACTATCGGTAATCCCTAAATATTCGACGTTGTACGATGTGGATAAGGCTGTGGATTTCACTATTCCGCCATTAGCATCCACTTCCGTAAGCATTAAATTCATCGCTTCTGGAATTTCCCACCCGGTTAGCGTATCGGCAAAATAAGAATATGACCCCGCCCCATCATTCGGATTAATCGTAATATGTACTTTATAATCAGCTCTGTCAAATTTTGTAGTACAACTCCCGTAAGCTATATTCTGTGGGTCTTGGATTATCGAGCCTCGGCCTAACACTCCATAGATTTTATCTTTGAAATTTGTGCTATTAGCCGTGAATCGCAACGCCTCTGTTTTGTTTGATATTTCATCCCCGTTTTTAGAAACCAGCGGTATAATAGGGCCGCCGTGCGGACTGTACGCAAGGCGATCTTTCCCGTCGATAGTGATCCCGTTATACTGTTCGATCCAGTCCAATATCGCAGATACCGGAACCGACGGGTGCAGGTATTTGGGATTGGACAGCCCCATTCCGAAATTAATTGCCCAAAATGCCGCATCGGGCTCTTCTCCCGTGGAATCCAATAATTGTGTATTCTCGTTCCACTCGATATAAGAAACCCAATCACCCTCTGCGCCTTCCGGAGCAGGAATATATATGGTCAAATCCCGCAGATTCGCGTCGAACAAAGGCTGGAAATTGTCCGCGTTGCCCCACGTGAGGGTCACATTGATAGTGTCTGCAATATCCGTAACCACGGCGAACCCCTGCGTGAACAGCGGCACCCCGTCCTGATACAATGCCGCCGGAAGGCGCACATAGGGAGCGTCGGCATCCACATCCGGGCGGGCTGCCTGACCGATAGCCCGCATATTTGCAGGCGTGGGAGGCAGCGCGATGTTATAAGACCGGTTCGACTGAATGCTGTCGAGGCTCGAAAAGATCGGGCTTTGATAAAGCAGAGTTATGACTTCGTCACTCGACAGGTCGCACAGAATATCGTTGATATAAAGTTCGTAGGTCGTCATAGGTTGTACTCGCGTTTTACGACTTCAATAACCAGGTCTTGCATCGGAGCTCCGCTGTCCTCGGCCTCGCTGTCCTCCATAGAGCAGCGTACCCAATCGGAAAGGGTAGTATCCCACATCCACACCGCCTGGCTTCCGATGATGGTTTTGCACATCTCGTATATATCCCGCTCGACGATTCGACTGTGCAAGGTGTATCGCTTGGTCAGGGTCTTGTTCTGAACCTCGAAAGGCTGGAGGGTTTCATCGAGTTGCGTATAGGTGGAATCTACGGACATTTCGTCGGTCGTCATCTCGGGGGTCCATCGGTATACATACGGGATACCCGATTTGTCGATCCATTTGAGGAATACGCCGTTTGTGCACAGGTCAACTTTTACGGGAATAGATATAGACATCTCGTCCCCTGCGTCATATAGTATAGAAGCTATCAAAGCTGTCGGCGTATAATCCAAATCTTCTACAGACACAGGGTCGAATTCAATATATGGTCCAATCTCTTGGGCGAATGTTAATTGCCGTTCGGGATCACTCAATGTAACGGCATTGGACGCCGGGACGAATACGGTTTGACGAAACATTCCATAAGGATATATGACTATCTTTTTCGCCGCCGGGTAGTTGGTGGCGTTCGTGTCGCCTTTGGCTTCCACATTGAGGGCCTTGATTTCGTAGTCGGCATATCCGACAATCGGACGCGACGAGTATCCGACACCTCCGCCCGGATAGGAGGCGTTGAACATCACGACAATACCTTCACCGTACTCCTTTACCAGAGACTCGCACACGGCGCCGATGGGGAATATTGCGACGCCCCGATCATCGGTTTTGCGGGCAATGGTTATCTTGCTGGCATCCTCGTTGGCCACGTCGTAAACTTCGAGGGTTACATCTTGATTGCGCACAGCCTCTTCTAATGCCACCTTGACGTATGCGTATCGGCTTTTGGTGCAGAAAAAGGTATTAGGCACCGTTATTGAATTATCCCCTCCCCAAATAGTTTTCATAGATCTATCGTCGCATCTAATAGTTTATAAATGGAGGTGTCGAGCTCCTCCGTGATTCTTTCGCTGATTCTTTCGACAACTTCGGGCAGCAGGTCTTTCATGATCTCCGTTCCGCCGCCCTCCTGATGGAGTACGTTTCCGTGATCCCAGACGCTCGAAGCAACGCCATACGCATTTATCGATCTTGGTTCGAGATTCCACCGCGATTCTTTGGCTCGCGCCCACCGCTCGATGGCATTCAGAAAGGCCCCGAAACTGCCGAACTCCTCCTGCACGTCTTGCGGGGAACTTCCCTCGTCGATATTCTTGATGCCTTTGCGCCCGACAAATGAGACCGTAAGTCCGCCGTTCGTAGATTCATGAATGGTTTTAAGGCTTTCGGCCGTCGCTCCGGTCGTTTCCTCCGGAAGCCCCAAAGCGTTGACATCGGCGCCGCTGTTGGTCCTTTTGGTCATTATGTTAAAGGCGATCTGTTCGGCCAGCGGACCGAACTCGTCCTCGCAGATGGTGATAATCCGCTCGGGGCTGAACACCTCTTCTATTTGCCGGATGGTGGGCATATCAGCAGATGTTATAGGTCATCGTAGCGCTAAGGGTTACGCCGGCCACCAATACATCGAATTTGCCGTAAAAAGGCGTTGCGTTGGAAATGAGCTCTACTTCAACCCCCATCGACCGCAACCGGTTGATAAATGCAAAGGCGCGTTCTTCCATCTTCTCGACAATGGGCTGCACCTCGGTCTCCGTGTCCGGTTCTGCTTTTCCGAGGGCATCGCAGAAGTAGAGCTTGGTGGTCCGGCTCCGCGTGTCCGACATCCGTGTTTCGGAAATCGTCTCGTTGAACTGCCGCAGCAATACGGGGTATTGCTTTACGTCATCCATCAGATAATTAGCTTCGGCTATCCGGGCGTACATATAGGAGCACAGTCCCTCCGCCTCGGCGCACTCTTTAAGTATCTTACTAAGGCTTCTCATCGTCTTCGTCTCCCGTTAGATTTGTTCGCTTCATAGATGGCCCGCTGTTCCATGTTGTCGCACTTGCATGCCTCGAATGCTTCGTATACTGTCGCCCACGGCGTATTCCATGCTTTATTCATATCTACGGCGCCGTTCATGATCTGGCAGTATTTCCGGCATACGGCGACAAGTCCGCGATTGGGTCGCTTGACACGCGCTTTCATCTCGGCGGCCGTGAGGGGCATTTCCAGCTTTTTCCACGATTTGCCGATACCTTCCAACCCTTTTTGTATGGCAATGAAATAGCGCTGGGCACGGATGAACCGGAGGCGTCCGATTTGCTCCTCGTCTACGCTGAACCCCGCGTTCCAATCCGGATTGCCGTCAACGCCTATGCGGTTGAACTTCACGAGCCCGAGCATCACACCGAGCACGATGCAAAAATATTCGTACGACGGTTTTCGGGCTTCTATGGCGTTCAGTTCGCCCATAGTGATGTCGGCAATGTCACGCACGGGCAGCCGTTTGTCGAACCACATTCGGCGTTTCATAGGCACGAACTCCGGCTCCGGAAGGTCTTGGATGGCTTTTACGATACGTTCAGTACCCATGCTGAATAATGCATGGTTGCGCATCACAACATCACTAACCGTATCTTTGGGGGTTATCTTCATAGGTTGTAAGTATTGATCAGTTCGAATATCTCCGCGTCAAAGTCCGGGCACAGCTCCACATCATCGACGATGCGGATGATCTCTCGGCATTCGTCTACCATATCGTTCCACACGCGGACGAGCCGATGCGTCGGAGATGTCCGGGAGCTGCTTTCGGTGTTCTTCAGCTTTTCCCCGGCAACGGTGTTGAATGTCATATGGTCACGCGAATAGTAGAAATAGACATATTTGGCAATTACGGATGTCCCCTTGTCCGGTTGCGCCAGCATCGCCACAATGGCCGGGTAATCATCGATATTGTCGGCGACATCCGACCCCAGAAGCATTCGCAGAAACCGAGGCTCGTATTTGGCGATATATGCCTGGATGTCGCTTATGATTTTGGGGGCAGGTCCGGCGGGGTTGCCGTCGCTTTTGGTCTCTATTCCCGCAATATATGTCTCGGGATATGTAAAGTATCGTTCGTCTATGATCATAGTTGTAATAACAGAGGGGTACCAAACGACACCCCTCTGCCTTGCGTCTATTTGTCAAACTTAGGAAGTCCTCCGTGGCACGTTGCTTTGCCGGCATCCACGAGTTTGCGTGCGTGTCGGGGATGCACCTCATAGATGGCGCCCTTGGGCATAAATTTGCTGGCGCCAGTACCGACGATTTTTACCTTTTCGTCCAGTTTGATCTTTTCTCCTTTTTCCATGATATATAATGTTTTGAATGTTTGTTATCAGGCTGTAACAGATGCAGGTTTCTCGATGGCCGCCAGCACGGTTGCAAAGTCCGCATACACCAGCGATCCAGCGTCGATGGAGTTCTGATAGGAGTGCAGACGCATCTCGGCGATGACCGTCACGAGGTTCTTGCGGAAGTCGTCGTTCTCAAGGCCGTATTCGAGGCGCAGGCTCTCGTAGGGGCGCAGCATCCAGCGCGAGGTGTCCATCAAGAGGAACTTGCCCTTCTCGATATTCGCGGTCTCGACGATGGTGATGCCCGAAACCAGCGCCCGCATCTCCGTGGCGAGGTAGTGACCCGTCGTGTCCTTCGTCAAATCAATCATGGCGTTGTCCACGGGATTGATAAACAGCGTATCGGGTCGGAAGTTGAGCATCCGAAGTTGCAGAACTGCGGCGCGGATGGCGTCGGCGTAGTTCGGGTTCTCCACTTTGTCGTCGAGGTCTGAGAGGGTATATCCTGCGGCGCCAACCGTTACGCCTTTGATTTCGGCACCCACCCCGGTTCCGGTAAGAACCTTCTCATTGACGACATACATTAAGTCCTGACGGAGGAGGCGGTCGATCTCGCTGCGCATGAAGGGCGCGTCGGTCAACATCTCGGTAGAAACCTTGCACGAAACGGCGACTTTCTTGGCCGTCGATGTTTCGGTTTCATACTCCCAGTCTTTCAGTGGTTTGAGGGCACCTTCGGCGACGAATGCTGCGCCTCCCTCACCGTCTACGCGGTTAACCCATACGATGTTGCGCGATGACGTGGACCCCTTCACGAGACGTGAATAGATCGCATCGGGTTCGCTGGGCGCCGCGTGGATGGTGCGGTCGATTTCGACATTACGGATGTCGATAGCCGGTTTGGCGTTGGTCGTCGTCATCAGCGCGGCTTCTTTGAGTTTGAGCTCGGCACCTGCCGACTGCCCCTTCATTACGGCGTCGATGTTGTCCTTATTCTCAATGAATGCCTTGATTTGAGCATCCAATGATTCGCCGGACTTGTTCCCCGCATTTTTGAGCATGGAAAGGGTTTCTCCCTGCGCTTTCATGGCGTCTCGGAGCTCCTGGACGCTTTTAGCGTCGGGAAGCGCCTCGATCTTTTCGTTGAGAGCTTTATATTTTTCTTCGAAGACGTCAGCGGGAACCATACCTCCCTTTACTTCGTTAGCAAACTGCTCCAACTCTTTTTTCAGTTCTTCGTTCATAATTTCTTTTTTTTAATGGTTTGTAAATGAATGGCGTAAAACTTCAATGATTCCTTCGACGGTGGCGCTGTCATGAGGAGCCTGCTTGCGAATCTCTGCAAGACCTTCCTCGATCTTCTTTATGAGGCATTCGATTTTTCGGCCGCCTTCGTCCGAGAAGTCGCATTTACGAAGGAGGTTGTTGAGTTGTTCTTGATATGCAATGATGTCATTGATGGTTTTCAACCCCTTGACATCAAGGGCCGGGGTAAACGGATTGCACCCGGCGAATACGGTGCTGTACTCGTATTTTAACTGCAACTCCGCGATGTCGTCGCCTGCAATGTTGTCGTTATGATTTTTCCGAAGTACGCGATAGCAATAGGAATGCTCTACTTGCCGTCCTTCGTCCGCACAATGCTTGTAATATTCGAATGCGTCATGCCCGGCAGTCTTGCCGAGAATCAACTTGCTTTCGACAAGGGCGTATTCATCCGACTCCCAGGCTTTGCGGGGAGTCCCCACTACGTGATCGAGGTCTTGCTTATGGTCAATGCAATGTTTGATGCGGGACATATCATCGAACGACTTGGCAAAGGCGCCTTTGCGCACGATGTCTTCGGCGCGGTCCTCCTGATCGAACTTGGATATGGCAATGGTCACAACGCCTTGATCGCGTTTTATGTCGTCAATAGACCCTTTGAATGATTTTATTTTGTCTTCCATTAGATCATGTATTTTTGAAGTTCATTTTTGGCGTCTGTTAAAGACATCAATCCGGATTGTACGGCGTGATCGAGTGCCGACACAAGTGAAACCATACCAGCCGCTTGCTGTCTCTTGGCGTCTTGGAATAGTTCCAGGTGGTCAAAGAAAGGCTTGATGGCGAATCCTTCATTTCCGTATATTCTGTTAAGCGCAGACATAATGTTGCGGGCGGAAGGGATTATATCGTTCGTGTAGAATTCCAGCTTGGCTTCCCCAAAATTCGAGTAAGTACTTCCTTCCACGTCGAGAAGGATGCTTGGAACCTGATACGTATAGGCAATGTCCTTCTTGCAATTGCGTTGAACGTCCGTCAGCCCCAGATCGGAAATAGTCGATGAAATAGGCACATAAGATGCTTTGAAGGCAGTTATAGCGTATTTTAGCCGGCCTTTAATAACGCCGTACTTATTTAATCCCTCTTCAAGTTCTTGCTTGTCCTTTTTCGTGAATGGAGATGATAAGGTGGTTGTCGGGTCTTCTGACATCAGCGAAATAATGCCGAGCATACCCCGATTAACCAACAATTCATTCACGGCATCATAGGAGGATATGAAGGTGTTGATCGGGTATTGAAGCGACTCCATCCGAGATACAGCCCCGCCCATCCGGTTAAGCGAGTAGGTTGCATCGTTGACGATAAACATATCGTCTTTGTCGATTATTTTTTGATAGCCGCTGCCAAGGGTTATAGTGTAGTCTTTTACGTCTGCATAAGGCGCGAATGTCGCCTCTATGATGGTTTGTTCATTTTCTGCAACCATCAGATTAGGCACGACGTATAGTTCGAAATCATTCTCGAATCCAACAGGAGCTATTTTGACGATGTAAGCCTTGCCGAATATCTGCGAGAAAAATTCGACCATGCACACAAATTCAGAAAGGGTTTGGTATTTATTGGGCTTTTGCATCCGATTCAATGCTTCGGGCTTCTCAATATCGTTTCCTTCGTCATCCTGGGGCCAGTAGCGAGCATCGGCTATTGCCGAAACTTTCTTAGTGACTATGGATGCCAGAATTGAACATGATGCGAAAGCTGCGGCTTGTCCTTCGGGCGTTGAAGTGTCAATGCTTCCGGAGCGATTGCCAAATAAATTCAATACATCTCGGACATTGAGATTCAATGACCTAAATGGGTTTTTGTCGTTGCCGCATTTGGCTATATTGACATTATATCCGAAGAACTTCATGCTGCGATATAATTTCGGAACACCGTCATCACGACGTATCGAGCGGCGTCCCAGAGGTGATTATTCTTGTCTACGGGTTTATTGATCGTGATTCCGTTTACCGCATCCCATACATAAGTGTTGGCCTCATTACGCATGTTTTTGGTCTTGACACAATGGATATGGAAATTCTTCATATAGGAGATGCCCGTAGTGATGCTGTCCTGGAATTTCTTGGCCTTGATAACACTCAGTCCGCGCATCTGAAGCGACTTGACCATACCTTCGGGATTCTTGGCATATTTGTCTGCGCTGTCGGCAATGGCATATCCTTCGGAACCGAGGATCGGTGCTACAATTTGATAAAGCAGGTCGGGATCATCCACGGGTGAATAGAATAGCTCATGCAGGAAAAGGTCCCGGCCACGAACTCCTACATGGATAATAGCCGTGGGATCATTGGTAAATCCGAAGTCAATACCATATGCCGTATATTCCAAATCGTCCGGAAATTCGTCGATCCAGTCTATATTGGGATAAACCAAACCTTCTTGCGCGGCCCGCTCGCCAAGACCGTAGACTTTCCATCGGAAATCGTCGGCGGTTCCCGCTGCAATGTTCTCGGGAGTGGGCTCGTAGCTTTCGATAGTCTGACGAACGCTGGGAGGACAGAAAGGGTTGTCCTTGTAGGTGGTTTTGGTAAATATCGTGTCCGGTTGGCCTTCCATTTCAAAAACCCAATGCTCGGTGTATTTAGGATTCCAGTCGCCGATGATCATGGTAGTGCAACGCATCGTGATATTGTTGAACTGCGCCTTGGAAATATCGTCCAACATCTCATTGAAATAGATAATGTCGCAGTCATGGCCCTCTTTCACGTCCATTTTGTCGAGACCGCGAAAACGGATAATGCTGTTGCCGATATGATACTCGGGAAGAATCTTCTCGCTGTGCATGCTGTCGGGATCATAAATACCCCGTGCCATAAGCTTTTTCTTGAAATCGTCGAGGGCCTTCTCCTTGCAGTCTTGCAATGTGGCTCGATAAACATATATCTTATAGGCGCGATCTCCTATGGCGCATATATCGTATAGTAAATCAAACGTGTCGAATGTTTTGCCAGAGCGAGAACTTCCTTCGTTGAAAACACGCAGGACAACACCTGTGTTGCGATACTTATGGAAAAAGTACCACATGATCTTATAAACCTTGCCCCGATATGTCCGTGCGTCAATTTCCATCCTTATGAATAGGATTGATGGTTTGTTTTCCGATGGACTGAATGATCGAAGCAGCGGCTTCGTCTACGGTAAAAGAGATCGCCGGCACTTGCTGAATGTCCTTGCCGTTGGTTGTCACGTCCTGGCGGTCGGCAAGATGAAGGACACGTGACGCAATCGTCGGGTTGTACTGCTCGCACATAGCTCCCTCCAACTGATCGGATTCGATTCGCGCACGTACGCGCGCACATACGCTCAAAAATTCATCCTGCTTTTCGTATTCCCGGAAAGTATTCTCTACAATATCCGCGAACACGCAGAATCCTACAAGTGTCAGCGGTCGTTCGTAAGGTACGGGAATAACAGAGCCGTCGGCCAATACCTTGTTGCTGTATCGCGGATTCGCTTTCACCCATTCGACATACTCTTCGAACTTGGCTTCAAGAGCT